GGAGCAAAGTTAACTTCCATTTTTCCAGAATCTGCTACAGTTAAAACGATTTGAGGATCGACAATTTGCCAACCATTTCTCAAAAGATTTTGCTTTGCAAATCCCATAATGACTTCGCCTGTATTGAGACGAATGCATTTTACTTCAGACATTTAATACTAACTCTTGCAGTTCTTTTGAACGTCTACCTACTTGACCAAACCATCTTGAATCTTCCATCTGACGTGCCATTTCTTCCCAGTCTGATACTGAACATGCTTTTAACATGTTTCTGAATTTACCTAAACGATTTGCACCTAGATTGAAACACATATTCACTAGTACATGTTGAATGTCTTCTGGTAATGAATCAAAGTCTATGTTATGGTCTTTACAAACATGTAGAGTTTCTTCTACGTGTTTATCAAAGTCTACTTCATATACTTCATCAACTCTTTCTTGTGACACTGGTGTTCCTTCTGGTTCACCGAATTCTGGGTCATCTTCTCTAACTAGATGTCCTACACCAAAAGTTAAATAACCTAGTGAATCTTTATATACTTCTAGTACTTCACCCTCGTGTCTTTTGATTTGCTCTTTCAATATTTCTTTATTCATAATTTTCCTATTCTGATGCTGAAGTGAAGTTTCCTTCTTCGTCTTCTACTGGAGCATCTACTTCTCCAACATATTTGAAACCTTCACCCATCAGTTCTATTCTTTTTCCATAGACAAGATGATCTTCTACTTGATGATGAAAACCTTCTCCGTCTTTTGTAAATTTAATGTTTGCTGTTGCCATTTTTGGTCTCTTTCTCCTGATCTCTTTCGACTTGATGCTCAATCAACTCTACGAGAATATCTCCCATGAGTTGATTTAATTCACTATTATTTAGTAAACCTTCGATCTTTTCCTCAGTTCCTTCGACACCTTCTGGCATTCTTCTGATAGTTCTTTTGAAGTTCATTTCTGGTTTTCCATCGACCAACTGAACTTCACCATATTGATAGACAAGGCCTTTCCACTCGCCCTCAATTAATTCTATACCCGCATCTTTTTCAAAGGGGTTTTCTACAACTCTGTAGACTTTGTTAAATAACTTTGCTGACATAATAAAAAAAAGGGGACTTTCGTCCCCAGTGGGTTATCCTTGTTCGTAATAATTTATTACGTTCTCTAACACGTTTTCAGGTGTTGAGACTACATAAGGATCTGTGTCGATATTATCGTTGAATCCGTCTTCTGCAAAGACTTGTTCAATAACATTATCGTTCACTACCATGGCATATCTCCACGATCTCATACCGAAACCTACATTTGCTTTAGCAACTGTCATGCCTAATGCTTCAGTTAGTTCACCATTTCCATCTGGTAATGGCAATACATTCTGAATGTTTTGTGCTTCAAACCACGCATTCATTACAAATGAGTCGTTAACACTTAGACAATAGATTTCATCAATACCCTTTTCTTGGAACGATTCGAATTGCTCGTCGAAACCTGGTAATTGAAATGTAGAACATGTAGGTGTAAATGCACCTGGTAATGCAAAGATTATCACTTTCTTTCCAGCAAATTGCTCTTCTGTATTAAGCATGATGAATTCACCATCTGCTCGTACAGGCATAACAATATTTGGTACTGAATCTCCAACTTTAATCATAATGTTTCTCCTAATTATCAATAGATACTCCCATTATACTACTAACAGGAGTATTCTTCAATAGGGTTTTTTAAGAAATGCTGATAATCTGAGGTTTCTCTTCTTCAGGCACATCTTTGAACAATGAGATAATGAGTAAACCATCCTTCATTTTAGCATCGCCCACTTTGACGTAATCGCCTAGTGTCCAACTTTTCATGAAGTTACGTTCTGAAATACCTTTGTGAGAGAACTCTACATCTGCTCTAGTATCTTTCTCACCTGCGATGGTAAGAATAGAATCTTTGAACTGAATATTGATTTCTTCTTTTGTAAACCCTGCAACTGCTAACTCAATTTCGAACTCATCGTCATTAAGTTTAATGATGTTGTAAGGTGGGAAGTTTGTGTGAATGTTTGATAACTTTTCCATATCTTCGAAAATTTTATCAAACCCGATTGTGATAGGTCTGAATCGACCAAAGTCTATACTTGTCATAAGTTTCTCCTATATTAATAGCAAGTTTATATTATCGACCCCTTATGGGCATCGAGTAGTGTTTGAGAACCGGGCACTTTTGAAGATTGTTGCTACCAAGAAATTGGTTTGTTATCAACCCGTGCCCTTTTTAAGTTCTCGCACACTAGTATTTATATATTATATAGTGATTAACTATAAAATTTCAAGTAGTTTTTTAAAAAAACTTAATAAATGTCTCTGATTACGTTCTGTAATCTTCCGCATTTCATAAGGTTGTGTAGTTTGTCTGCTTGTGTCCGTAGATACGAGGCAGACAATGATGCTAATTTTCGCATTTTTATCTCCTGTTATGTTTGTAACTATCCGTGATCTGGACTTCGTTTGTAACACAAACTACTTACTCTTGTCACATAATTGTCACATTAGTATTTAGACATTATATCAATTGAATACTATATTTGCAAGACCCTTTTTGTTTCTTCGAACAATTTCGTTTTTTACTTTTTGTTTTAACTTTGGTATCACTGGTTTATTATATGCTTCTATCAACTCTGCATTTGATTTACACTTCATATACTCATGAACTATAGTCACTTTTTTTGTAGCACGATCTACTTGTTTCGAAGTTTTACCGTATTTCACTGGCATCATTATCTCCGTTATTATTATTATTATGAGTTATTTATCGTTTGGAACACTGTCTCTTTGCCTTATTAATCACTTGTAAATTATTGTTTACAACATACATTGAGAGAAGTATTGGCCACATCATGTCATCATATGTTAACTGATTGCTTGAATACATATCATAGAAAGGATATGTAAAGACAACTTTGTGTATGACTAATCTATCTAAGTGTGGTACTTTGGGTAGTAATGGATTTGCTTCATATACACAAGAGTAATCCATTCCTCTATTGGTTGTCCATACATCTGCTAGTTGCAATGACCAGAATAATGCCATTGAGTATTTGTCAATTTTTGCTGGTTCTTCTCGCCATTCAATCTTAAATGGTGTATACGTCCACCTTCTCGGATTTTCCTTTAACAGTGATGCTGTCGACTTTTGTAAAGAATCCATCTTTACATAATCCAGCACTTCTTCCCGATAACAACACTCGAACCCCATCATAATTTCTTGTTTGACCTTCGAGTCGAGATGCCAAGTTGACTGCATCTCCAATGACGGAATAGTCAAATCTAAGTTCCGATCCCATGTTTCCGACGATGCAATCACCTGAATTGATCCCAATCCCAACATCAATAGTAGGGAGACCTTGTGACTCAATTTCTTTAATAAGTTCATCTGCTTTTTCTGATATCTCACGTGCTGAATCTACTGCCCTCTGAGCATGATCTTCACAATCAAGAGGTGCATTCCAAAACGCCATAATACAATCTCCCATATATTTGTCTATGGTACCACCATTCTTAAGAATGATTTTAGTCATCGTATCTAGATATTTATTAATTAACTCTACTAACCCCTCTGGGTCATTGTTGTTTTTATAGTGTTCTGATATAGGTGTAAAACCACATATATCCATGAATAAGAACGTCATCTCTTTTCTGTCCCCACCCAGTCTTAACTTACTAGGGTCTTTTTGAAGTTCTGCAATCATGTCAGGAGATAAATACTTTTCGAACTGCTTCTTAATTTGTTCTTTGAGTTGATATGTAATATAGTATTTGTTGAAAGAAGCATGACCAAACACTATTAAGGAACTTATAGATGACCAGAAGGTATCGAAAAGAACGAGATCAGAAATCCAAAAGTAGTAACCCCCACCCAACTGAAGTCCTAAAATACCTAGACTCACTATCGCCGCAAGACTTGTGGGAACATTGTAAACCACACCCAGAATTAATAGCAGTGTTACCAAAAGAAAAACAACTTCAAGAAATTCAAGATAGTAGGATTGTTGTATTCGAACTTCTTGCCAGACGGTATGGATTAGGTTTGCTTGAACTTCGTGAGGATATAATACTCCCACTGGAGTTGAAATTGGATTATTCAGTCCCTCAGCAGTTAGACCCCATACTAAAACCTTGTTTGTAAGATTTAGTTGATCTAGTTCACTTGCTGATACACGATTGAATTTATTCCAATAACTGATCATCACATCTGCTGTAGATGTAGTCTCGATGGGTTTATCTTTACCCATTCTAATCCACTCTATTCCAACTTCGGGTGTTACTTTTGTATTGTAGTTTGGGAGATCATAATATGCTCTCAATACTTCGAGTGCAATTGAAGGATAAATTGTCTCGCCAGTTCGGACGACCAGTGGGGATGACCTCACGGTTCCATCAAAATTAGGTGTCCCTGCGACTGAAGGTGTAGCAGACGTGACACCTACTCCATAAGTATTGTCTTGTAATATAGAGATGGGTGATGAGATGCCAGGATAACTCCATACAGAATCTTCAATACTACCCCCACCAAATGTAGTTGTCTTTACATAAGGTGCAGAACCTGTATCTAACTGTGTAGTTGGGGACGCCGAAAGAATAGTTAGTCTATTGATAAGTGCTTCAGCAAACTCTTCGTCACCACCAAATCTATCTGGTTCAGAAAAGTTTATTGCAAAAACATGAGTGTTTGTTGGATCAGTTTCCCATAACAAGTCTGCATAGATGTTTCTTGGCCATGGAAACTGTCCGTACTTCTGTAATGATTTCTCGTCTATGTCTACTAGAACAATATCATCTACTTGTTCTATTTCTTTTTGTTGATGAAGATAGTCAAACCATGACCATGAAATGTTCTCTATAAAATATGGATTCCATATCTTAAGACCTACTAAAAGACCTATAGTTACTAATACAGTTTTCCAATTATACATTACATTCCGTTTTCAGGATACAGTTGAACGTCTTGTTTCTTTTCTTCCCAATCTTCTATTGCTTTTCTTATTGATTCTTCTGCTAACACTGAACAGTGTATTTTGATAGGTGGCAATTCCAATGCTTCTGCAATATCTTTATCTTTGATCTCTTTTGCTTCTGTGATTGTCTTACCTTTGAGTAAGTCTACGAACATAGATGCAGATGCAATTGCACTTCCACATCCATAGGTTTTAAATTTTACATCTGTGATGAGTTCATTCTCATCTAGTTTGAGTTGTAGTCTCATGACATCACCACATGCTGGTGCACCTGCCATACCTGTAGCAACATCTTTATCTTTTGGATCAAATCGACCCACTGAGAATTGCTTCGGTGAATTGACCACTCCTTCGAATCTTTCTAAGACTTTATCTGAATATGGCATTAGTTACCTTGTTGAACTGATACTGTGCAACCACCAACTGTATAACAATTTTGTGTTAGTGAATATGTTTGTGCAGTTGTTCCTAATTGTTTGAGAGTTAAATTTGTTCCATAAGTTCCATCAAGTGTGACATTTGCTGTATGGATTGTATTTGCACCCTTTTGTCTAAGTGTGACA